ATTGAACACCAGTACTTACCGTATCTATTGTTTGCGTTACGGCGTTATTAGCTTGAGTTACTGTTACTGTTGCACCTGTTTCAATTATTTTACCAAAATTTAAACTACTTCCGCTTAAATTTAATTGTGTTTTGTAAAAAGTCTTGGCACCTGATATTGTTTGATTGCCAGTCGTATAAACAATAGTCGTCGGTAAACTCGCGGCTTCACCGCTTAAAAGAACGCCCGTTCCATTTACTGTCGGGCGTGACGCAAAAGTTTTTATGCCACTAATAGTTTGATTACCCGTTGTATAAACGATTGTCGTCGGTAAACTTGCGGCCTCACCGCTTAAAAGAACGCCCGTTCCATTGACAGTTGGACGACTATTAAAAGTAGTTGCTCCAGACGTATTAATATATATATTCGCGCCAGTAATTATTAAATCTCTTAGGGTACCACTCGTACCAATTCTAGTACCGATAATTCCAGTAAAACCAGTCCAACCAAGTGTTAAAAATTCACGATTTACCCCTGCTGTTCCAGAATATATTTTATAAATATTAAAGCCTTGATTATTAGTTCCAACTGTATTATTACTACTATAAGTATCTCTTAAACTAATAAATCCATTCGAGCTTTCAGAATATAAATATCCCGCACCATTAATAGAAAGATTATTATTTAAATAAACAAAATTAGAATCAATGTTTACAGTTGTTCCATTTTGGTGACCGATACTTAAATTATACTGATTCGGAGTTATATTATAATAACTATTGGCTGATAAAGGATTTGCTAAATAAATGCGACTTGTTCCAGAATTAGGCGTGCCAATGTATAAGTTTCCTGTTGGAATTATTGTATTTCTTGCATTTAAGACAACGTCTCTTACAGTGCCGCTTTGAGATGCCTGTGCGCCGATTACCAGAGCATTTGGTGCGTCACCAGTTCCTCCTGTAACTTGCCATCCGAACACTCCAAACTCGCCGCTGTTTGTTCCTGTATAATTATAAACGCGGAATTGTTGAGAGTTTAGCCCATTGCGTTGGGCGAATATATTTGCGGCATCACGTAACACAACTAAATCGTAAAAAGTATTAGCAACATCTGAACCCCAAACAAGTGAAGTATTTGTTGAAAACCCAGCAAGATTTAATTGTGGCCTTAATGTAAATCCAATATTAGCAGAGCTTGTCCCAAATCTAAATCCATAATCAGGAGAGAGTAAATCAGTAAATTGGTTCGCGCTAGAGCGGCGAACGGTAAATACGCTAGTACCATTTGATCTAATATTTAAATAGTTTGAATTTGTCTGTGATCCGCTGTCAGTTATATCAATAAGAACTCCAGTAAATAATTTTGTACTATCGTTCCAAAGATTATTAATAGAAAGCGCTGGTAAATTACGACCAATTGGATTAACTGAATTTATAATTACATTACCAGATGGGTTTAGATATATATTCGCACCAGTTAAAATAACGTCTCTTAGAATTCCACTTTGCGTGGCCTGCGCGCCGATTACTAGTGCATTTGGTGCGTTTCCAGTCCCCGTGGCTTGCCATCCGAACACTCCAAACTCGCCGCTATTTGTTCCAGTCGCATTAAATACTCTAAATTGATGGCCGCTGGTTGGGTATGTGGCGTTTCTTAAATCTAATACAAAATCCGCGCCGCGATAAAGACGAACGGTGTGTTCGCTTGGGTAATTAATTCCATCATTTGTATTACTAATACCAAAAAAACCATTTTTACTAATAATTACATTTGGAGCATTATAACCAAATATTCCTACACTTCCATTAGCAGCATTACCTAAAAACATACCATATGGAGCTGCTAAACCCCCATCATCTCTTATACTAAAATAACTAGTACTACCTCTTTTTACTTCAAAAGTGTTATCATACGCTGTCGCCCCAGCCAACTGCTGTATTAAAACCTGACCCTTACTATTCACGTTAAACACGCCAGTATTATTAACGGCGAGGTTCAACAAACTGTTTGTTGTATTAGGGACCAGTCCGCTCGCGCCGCTATCTAATGTTACGTTATAACGAACGCCAGTATAAGTTTGGCCAGTATTATTCCAAAAACCAGAAATAAGACTTCCAACCGAAGTGTCCCCACTAAAGTAAATATCTGCTCCGCTAGAAGCAATAAATTTATTGTGTGCTGTTACTCTATCACTTCCCGCAGTAAGATGTAATGAAGTGTTATTTCCAGCAGCATTACTCGCATAAATTCTAACGTTCGCACTTGATACGCGTACACTATTTTGACTAGCATTAAGGCTTACTTGATTTGTAGGTGTATGTACATATAATCCTATTCCAGCAGTGTAACTTGTAGCCGTACCAATGCTTACAGTTTGTGTGTTTCCAGATCCACCAGCTTCCGCTCCAATCTGAAACACATTATTCGACCATCCGATTTTTCCAAACTCGCCGCTGTTTGTTCCAGTATAGTTATAAACGCGGAATTGTTGGGGGTTTAGCCCATTGCGTTGGGCTAAAATTCCACCAGCATCTCTTGTAATATATAAATCAGTATTTCCAATACCAATTGGATTTTGATCCCATCCAATAATTACATTTCTTAAAGCTATAGTGTTAGCACCAGCTAAATCTATAAGTGGGCCACTTGAATTAGTAAAACGTATTTTATTAACTATGAGATTATCAACTATTCCAGTCGGAGCAAGTGTTATAGTTTTTCCAGTTATTATTACATCTCTAAGCGCGCCGCTTTGACTAGCTTGCGCGCCGATTACCAGCGCATTGGGCGCGCTTCCAGTCCCCGTGGCTTGCCATCCGAACACTCCAAACTCACCGCTATTTATTCCAGTTGTATTAAATATACGTAAACTTTGCGCGTTTGTTCCATTAACAATATCAATACCAGTCGTAAAAGTTTTAATTCCACTTATAGTCTGATCACCAGTCGTATAAACAATCGTCGTCGGTAAACTCGCGGCCTCGCCACTTAAAAGAACGCCCGTTCCATTTACAGTCGGGCGTGTTAAGAATATGCCGCTATTTATATTTACGACCCCCGAAAAAGATTTGGTACCGCTAACTGTTTGATTGCCAGTCGTATAAACAATCGTCGTCGGTAAACTCGCGGATTCCCCAATTAATAGAACTCCAGTATTATTAACAGTCGGGCGACTAGTAAAACTAGCGGTATTACTATAAATATCTCCATCAACTCGTAAATTCCCACCACTAATATGAACTTTCTCAATAGGAAAAAGAGTTCCGATTCCTAATTTACTCCCAGCTTTTTCTGAAATAATATTATGAGTTCCAAGCCTTAAATATGGACCTCTGGAATTCGGAATTCCATACGTAGAACCAGTTTGGTATATAACAATTTGGTCTCCGAATTCCACGCCATCATTTATAGATGTCCCAAATAACTGATTGGTTAAATAAGAGTTGCGAACGGAAATAATTTCTTGTACATCTCCACCAACAAAATTACTTTTAATATTAATATGAGTGGGACTTTGAAATGTGGTTAAATTAATATTATCTTTATCACCGTCTAATTGAGTAGAATAATAATAGTCGTTTCCATAAAATAATATTTTAGCATTATTATTAAAGCTTATTGGGTCATTAAAACTTACTGGGCCATTTATTTCGATATTAGAATCGTTTACCCTTATTTGATTATTATGATAACCAAGACTAGAATAATCTTGATCAATATATAAATATCCATGCGCCCCGTCTAGACTTTCGCTATCAACCCAAAATGATTTATTTGGTTGAATTAAGAATGTTTTCTGACCACTTATGAATTGATTTAAATCTGTAAATACTATATTACTTGGTAAAACCGGAGTCTCTCCGCTCAAAAGAATCCCAGTTCCATTAACTGTTGGGCGGAAAATAAAATTCTTTACTCCGCTAATTATTTGGCTGCCAGTTAAAAAAACTACATTTCCAGTTAGAAAATCAATTTGAGAATTAAGTGCAGACCCAGTTAATCTTAAATTCGTAATAGTTGCATAATTTGATAAATCACCGGATGTAACAATCGAGCCGGTAATTCCCAAGTCCTCTTTTGTTATGGTTACAAATCCGATTTTGCCATTAATGCTTTGTACTGGGGCATAATTCTCGGAGAGGTTAATAATAATAGGCTGTTCGGTAAGATCAACCGTCACATTACTAATTTGGGAAAAAGATGTCGTCCCAGATACATTGATAAATGGATCTGTTTGAATGGCTAAAGTTATGTCTTCATCGAACCACATTTGATTTTATGTTATATCTGCAATTAATGGAAAATATCCTTTTAAATAAGTTCTTGTTATTACTCCAGATGATAATTGGAAATCATAGGAATATGTTTTTGGTTGCATCATCATACAAGAGCCAACTTTTGGATTAAGGCGCACTTCATTTCCAGTAATAGTCATAGAAGAATCGGTTGTTGACCAAGAAAGTATTGAAGACGAGCCTATACTTTCTTTTACTTGTAAATTGCCCGTAACGCCCTGTAAATATATGCCGCTTCCAGAGGCGTTATAGAATTTGAATACAATAGGACCGTAACTATCGCCACGATATCCGGTTGGTAAATTATAACTTGCAGGAACCATAATTATTAATAATTACACTATTATTACTTATCTGGATATATATTTAAGTGTATTTAATAACTAAAATTATATTTTATTAATAATAAATATGTTGCCCTATGTTTAAATTTTTTACAATTGCCTGTTCTACAGTACTACTATTACATCTAAAAACAAAATTATCGAATGTATAGTAATTATCAGTACTAGTAAAATTATGAGCGTAAGATAAACTAGCTAAAGTAGTATTGCTGCTGTTTTTTACTGAGGAACTAATTAAACAACTAGTAGGAGATGTTCTTTGTATTGTTAGTCCAAATTGATAATAATATATATTATTATTTATAGATTCCCCATTTATTACATTGAGTGGATTATTCGCTTCACTAATATCTGAATTTAATGCACTGGACGCGAATACAGCTGAATTACTATAACACGGAACTGATAGAGTATTAATTAATTTTCCATAATTCGATAAATCCGAAGGATTCGTGCCATCAAATGGAGTAGGATCTTTAGATCTAATTCTTAAGGCGAATGCATTCACATCTGCAGCATTGGGCGATAATGTTGCAGTATACCCTTGATAATTACGAAAAATTTGACCACTATTAGATAAACCGTCCATAGTCAATGGCATATTATTAGAATTAAATATTCCGAATCTAATCCCACCGTCTCTTGTGTAATAAGAGCTACTAGGTATATTACCAGTATATAGTGCAAAATTACAACTAATAACTAAATCACCATTAATTGGGATGGATCGTGATCCGTTTGGAAACTTATACATATAAAATCCAGGGTCACCATGAAAATCCATATAAACTTTATTATTATATATTTCCAATGGGTAGTCAGAACCCATAGCTTTTTTCCAATAAGTTCTACCGACTTCTCTGGTTAAACTACCAGCATTTCCTACGTAATTACTAAGCATTAATTTAAATCTCCGTATAATAAAAATCCATTACTTCCAGTATTTATTAATGAAATAACTGCGTACTGTCCAGCACTACTATATAATCCCAATCTTTGTTGGCAAGACGCGGGAGAGGTCGCGGCAATAGTTATTTTTCCAGCGCCGACCTGTGTTAGGCTAACATTATAGCCGTCTTGTAGACCGGCTGGTAAAGTACCAGTAACGACTGCGGCTGAATTGATAAGTATCATTTTGCCATTCATCGAGCTATCAAAAGAAAAATTAGCCGATTGCGTGTTAAATAAAATATTAGAATTTATTCCAGACTTGAAAGTCGGGGTGCCAGAAAATGTTACATTTGTATTAGAGTCAAAATTAACATTAACACCAGAGTATAATATAGAATTAGTGAGGAATGTTTTTGTACCGCTAATTGTTTGATTACCAGTAGTATAAACAGAATTAATGCTCCCAGCAGTTGCTTCGCCAATTAAAAGAACCCCAGTTCCATTTAACGTGGGGCGTTGAGAAAAACGAGTCGTTTTATATAAATTAATTTCACCGTCATTAAAATTAGCAATTTGAGTGTCGAAACTAAAAAATCCTATACCCTCTGTCATTCCATCCCACATTGTAGATTTAATATGGGCACTTGAATACGATGGATCTACTGGCTGAAAATTTAATTCAGTAAATTTTTTAATCCCACTAATTGTTTGATTACCAGTAGTATAAACAATACTCTTATCACCACTTAAAAGTACTTCAGTTCCATTTACTTTAGGACGATTCGAAAAAGTCTTAATTCCACCAATTGTTTGATCGCCAGTCGTATACACAGTTTCGGGTGGTACAATCGCAACAAGAACTTCGTTTTGCAACATTACCCCGCTTCCATTTACCGTAGGACGATTTCCATAAATATTAAGATCACCAATTATATTTCCACTTAGTTGCACATTCCCATCAATTGCAATTGATGGTTTTGGATCGTAAATATATATAGATTGCGCACCTGGGGAACCAATTACAAAAGATTCTTTTTTTATAGCAGTTGTATAACCAAACGAAGCATTATTACTATTATTTAAAAAGCTTTCTTTTAAAACCCATTTACTATTAGCATTTCCAGAATAAACGTAGGCCGCACCAGAATTATAATTTAAACCTGGACTTCCTATAATAATATAATTTCCAGTATTATTAATACTAACAGACTGCCCCAAATTACCACTTATAGATCCGGTGATTGTTTGTGCTAAAGTGAATAAACCTAAATTTCCAGTATAAATATAAACAGTGCCAGCATCTTGTCCATTATTATCATTATATGGAGCGCCAACGACTAAAATATTTCCCTCATTATTAATATCTAAATTCTGTCCGAAATAGTCAGAATTATTTTGACCACTAATTTTTTGAATAAAAGAACTCCATCCATTATTTGCATTACCAGTATGGATAAAAACAGCTCCCTTATTATTCATCTGATTTCCGCCGACGGCTATTATTGAGCCATTTTGACTCATGGCTGTACTTACCCCATACTGACCAATATTACTAGATCCATCATTAATTAATTTTTGTTTAAATTTCCAGCCTACTCTAGAATTACCTGTAAAAATAAATGCCGATCCTCCATAAGCTGGACTACTCTCATCCTGTTTAGCACCAATCAATAGTATATCCCCATTACTACTAATAGAAGTGCTCGTTCCAAAATAGTCTCCGCCACCAAAAGGCGAATTGTCTCCACTAATTTTTTGTGCAAAAGACCATCCATTGTTTGCAGATCCAGTATAAATTAATACCGCACCAGCATATTGAGAATTTATATTCCCATCCATTGAATCATAAGGACCGCCAAGTAAAATAACACTTCCATCTTTATTAACCGCAGTACTAAGTCCATAAAAATCTGTAAAATTTCCATCGCCAGTAATTTTTTGTTTAAATTCCCATTTGCCCTGTCTATTATTTTTGGTATAAACAGCCGCAGCGCCGTTATTCTCTCCATTAGTATCATCAAGAGGTAGTCCAGCAATTAATACTGTTTCATCTTCATTTATACTAATATTATTTCCAAATGACTCACCCGTAGTAAATATTTGATTTAATGTGGGGAAATTACGCGGGAATATAGTATTGAATAACTCGCCACTTAAAACAACGGGTGTTCCATTTACTACTGGTCTAGCAGCAAAAGTCTTAATCCCACTAATCGTTTGATTACCTGTATTATATACTAGATTATTGCCGTAGAAATTATCTGCAAATAAATTACCATCTATTTGTTCGTCTGTTTTTGAAATATAAATATAATCATTACTAGCTGTAGCAACTAGGTATTTAGCATTACTATTTAGTTTTACAGAAGTCCAAATTCTTGATCCCATTCCAGTATTTGCCGACCAAGTATCTCCATAGTCTTTAGATAAATATATGTAACCATTACTAACAGCTGCTGCCATATATTTTCCATCATCCGACATAGAAATCGAAGACCAATTTCTTGAACCAGCACCACTTTTTGCGGACCAAATATCTCCATAATTTTTTGATACGTATACATATTCATTTTGTCTAATGGTGGCTTGATATTTGCCATCACTAGATACACAGTGTTCTAAATGCACCTGTGATTGTAAAGGATTAAAAATTATTCCAGTCGTTGGTAATGACCAAGTATATTGATTTCCATATTCTCTAGATATATATATTGGATTAGGAGAGTCAGTGCCCCCGTATACTATATATTTACCGTTACTACTTATTGCGACTGACCGTGATTGAGTAGGTGCAGTCAAAGACGCGCCCCAAGTTTGGCCATAATCATTAGAAATATAACCAGCGCCAGCGTATGAAGCTACAATCTGAGTTTTCCCGTCACTAGTCATAGTAACTCGATATATGCCAATTGTATTATTCGTTTTTGCTACCCATGTCATTCCATAGTTATTAGAAACGAAGATTTGCCCGAATCCATTGCTAGTATTTTTAGTTGTTATCGTTTGATATTTGCCACAACTACTCATTGCTACAGAATAACCATAACTAAAACCGGGATTATAATACCAAGTATTACCATAATCCTGAGAAACATATAACTTACCCAAAAATGCGCTATCAGTAACTGTTATATATTTACCGTCACTACTCAAAGCAACATTTGAAAAACTTTGACCATTAAACAATTGTTTAGCAATATAATTACTACCTATATTATCTTCTTTTAAAATTAAAGTATTTTGTGTTAATTTCTTTCCCCCTAAGAAATATCCACCGTCACCTTTTCCTGTAAAATTAGGAAAAGTAATTTGATTAAAACCAGTAATTGTTCCGCTCGCCTGTGAATAATGAAAAAGATTATCTTTAATATTTAAAGTATTATTAAAATTTACGTAATTATCGATTTCCTGTTTTTGTGTTATATCTAAATATTTTGTTGGCTCGACATTAATACCTTGGGCTTGTAAATCCCCAACTACATACAAATTACTTGAAACGACCGTTTCCCCTGCTAAAAGAATATTATTATGACTAACATTAATATAATTATTTGCCAAGTATGGATTGACTAATGGATCATTATTACCGACTTCCAAAGTAACACTACCACCAAGTAAATTTCCGCTACCGCCTTTTATTAAAATAGTCCCGCCATGAAAGCCGTCATTATAAGGTTGATAAACATTATTTGCTCCAACAATAGTAAGAGAATCTCCATGCGCCACATCTATACCCTGACCATCTTGTAGAATATTATCAATTCCAGATATCGTGCCAAGCGTAATAGCATTTCCAACGATTCCGCCATTAGAGGCTTCGCCCTGTAACAGAACCCCACTTCCATTAACTTGTGGTCTAGTAGAAAATGTTTTTAACCCTGCAATAGTTTGACTACCAGTCGTATAAACGATATTATTTACGTTCAAATCCGTACCAGAACTAAGTTGACTCCATTTATTTAAACTTAAATCTTGTAAATAATATAATGCTTTCTCGCTGGCTACATATCCTTGCATACCAGAATATTTCATTGTTATCCCCGTAAGTTCACTATAGGTATTAACTATATATCTCGAATCCAAAGGAATCCGTGCCGCAAGGTCAAAATTTGTTGAAAGTTGTATTCCCATAATTAAAAATTAAAAGTTATATTGAAGTTAGAGTTGGTTGTAGAATTAATTGATTGATAAATTCTATATGGATAAGATGTACCATCGCTTAAAGTTAAAATAGCGGTTGTGCTAGAAAAGGCGTTCGTAATAGTAAAATTACTTGGATCTATAATAGAAGATAATTGCCCAAATCCGCTTGGATATGCGTAGTAAAAATAACCGTCTAAAGTATTAAAAGTAAATGTTCGATTACCTTTAGTATTTAAATATTTTGTCATGTTTTTTACACCAGTTGTAATTCCATTGATTCCTGTTCCGTACCAACTCGGAGCAACAAATTCGATTTGTTGTTCGCTAGATAGTCCAGTAGGCGAACCGTTATTATTACCACTGACTTTTGCTTTTAAAGTCGCTGTATTTTTTAATGATAATGCTGTAGGGATAATATAATAAGTATTTGTTCCAAAAGAAGGCGTTACGACTTGTCTTAAAACGCTACTACCACTAAAAAGTTCCAAATTATATATAGATGTTTCTGCATTTTGATTTATTGTCACTACGTATGGAATATTTGAATATGTATTGCCAAGTTCTTGTAAAGAATAACTCCCGAGGCTAATCGTAGCTGGTTGAAATGGGAAAAATACATTATTTAAAAATGTAACTATATCATTGCCGCCAACATTAATGTTAGTTGGGAAAGAGGTTCTTGTGATAGCCCTATTACCGCTAAATATATTACTTCCGCCAATTTCTCCAGTAGTTGCTAAACCAGAACCATTAAAAAGCGGTCTAGAATTAAAAGTTTTAATACCACTGATTACTTGATTACCACTAATTAAAACAGCGCCCGAAATATTATTATCCTGTATCGCTTGCGTAAGTGGCGCTAAACCACTATTTAGCTCTTGTTCATTAATAAAATAAACCTCTCCATATCCGCTAATTAAATCAGCGATATCTGGATGTAATTGATTTTTTCTAATTAAACTTTTAGGCATATTATTCTATTCTGCTATGATAGAGAAGAATTGCTGTTTTATAATCAATACCATATTCTTCAGCAATGGTTTGAATTTCATTCATATTCACAGTTACTTCCACTGGCTTGTTAATATAATTTTCAATTTTACTCGACCAATCTTTTGGACTTTCATTGGTAGCAATGGTTTCTGCTACAGTTTTAATAATATCTTTTTGTTCTTTTGAAAGATTTTTTCTACTATATTTATCTTTTAAATAAGTACCAACGGATTCTACGAGTTGGTCAAATTTCATTAAATTTTTAGCTACTAGATCAGCGTTTACTTTTGACGCCCCTTCGTTTGCTTTTACTCCAATTTTTCCTGGAGTTTTTGTTGTTTGTGGAGTCCCAGTTCCCGCTGGCCGACCCGTAGGTGCTGAAATTCCAGGACTCGATGCAGGAGTGGGTTTAGGTGGCATTGGTGGACCCCCAGGAGTTCCAGCCGGTTTGTTCAGTAATGGCCGATACAAACCATCTTCATCTTGTAATTTAATAAATTCCTTTTGAGATTTAATACTTTCGTCTGGAAGTGGTAAGCGTCCAGTATCAATTGCTGTAAGCCCTTCTTCTGGGGTTAATACGCCGAGTTCAATAAGTCTAGAATAAGTACGCGTTAAACTTACGTCGCTCTTAAAATCAGCATCCTTAAACCTTGGGGTTGGAATATTTTTAAAGCCTAAATCCTTGCTAATTTTTTTCATTTCTGGGATCAAAAATTCATTCATAAAAGTCTCGCGCGCGTGTTTCAAGCGCGAAAGGAATACTTCTATTTTAGTACTTGTATTAGCATATTTTTCCTCACCAAAAAGTACATTATTAAGACCGTAACGTATATCACGATCTACAACTTCATATTTTCTAGGATCAAGAATCTGTCCGATCTCTGGAATAATAAATTTAATATTAGTAGTATAATCTGTGACAAGAATACGACCAACGCTTTCATTTTCAAATATTTTTCTGAGTGTTCCGATCTGTTCTTTTGTCGGCATACCAATTTCATCATTACCCATTGTAACAAGGAGCACGGTTTGCTGGATTGTACGGCTAATAGCCATATCCATGTTCTTTAGCTCTTGTTTCCAGTTAATATCTTCTAGAACTGGAAATCCCATCGGAATAGCAAATGGCTCGTAATCCTGCTTTTTATAGAATACTGGAATAAATCTTTCTGGATCTAATTCAAAAACCATATACTGATTAGTCATACTAATATTAGTTTTGTCCTGTAAATCCTTGATATTCTTAACACGCATTGATAACTCTTTATCTTGATCAGAAGTAGGATTAGTTAAAACCTGCATTTCAAAATCATTTAATATTTTAATATATTTTGGACTAATAAAAGATGCCGATCCAAGGGCTTGGATATCAGCGGGGTTTAAAATTATATAGCGAATAGGAACCTCACCCGCGCGCGCCTCTGTAGTAATTAAATCTGAAATAACGCGCATATCCTGTTTTGTAAATGCCGCATTTAATTTATATAAAAAGACATTGCCGCTTCTATAAAATTCACGGAAGAACATATCCTGTAATTTCCACAGATTAACCCTGTCGCCCCATGCTTGGAAAAATTTACGAGATTGCTCATTTCCTCCTGTAAAATAAATTGGTGGGCAGCTAAATTCCGTCATTAAATCAATTGTATTTCTAAAAATTGAAAAATTATAATAGGCTTTTTGGCACAGAATAATTGTATCACGGATGCTAATATTGGAATTATATTTACCATGTCCACCTCCATAAGTGAATGGAATTACCCCGCCCTCTATGTTAGAATATTTATCAATTCTAGAAATAGAGGAGGCCCGATTTCTTCTGACGGATGTATTAACTTCGCCGCGACTAGCTTTTAATTCGATAGTGTCTTTTGATTTAATAGATCCTTCAATAACCTCTGGTTCTGGAAATTTAATATTTTTATTAATACGCGCCATAATTTATTATAACTGTTCATTACACCAAAATCTGATATTTTATTAGATTAATTCTGCAATAAACTGTGCATTCTTTTTTATAAAATTCTCTGGAGCCATCAAATCAAAATAAATTTTGACGCCCCAATTTCCTAACATAAGGGTTGTATAATTATCTTTTCTAGCACGATTAATGCTAGTTGATTTTCTTAAATTAGACGGTAAATCAAAACTCTGAGTCCCTCTTGAAGTCGTACTCACTTCCACATTCGCGCACTGATCCTTTGTATCCTGTATAATAAAGTCCTGCTGTTCTATGAACTCTCTAACTGTTAATTTTTTTGTTTCATACTCGTTATCAGCTTTTTCGCCAATACCTCTAGGGTAAATATATTCCATCGGAAGGTTCATTGAGAAAATATTTTCAAGAATATCTGGATGGTTGCTCGCGCGCGAGGCGAACCAAATCTTTTTATGGTCAATACAAGTTTGAAGATAGGAGTTAGCCCTGCCTAAAAATGCTGACGTAAAAAATTGTTTAACACAGATTGTTCCGAAATCTTTATTATACTGACGAGCACAGTCCTTAACCATACTCATATAATCCTCATTTTCTTTATCAGAGTCGAAATCTATAAAACCAATCTTGCGATTTATACCCCTCATGTATTCAGAATTATTAACTGCATCGATAAAAGTATCAGCACCCGCGTGGTCAATTACAATTAAATCAATATTAAAGTTTTTATATAAATAATAAAAATATTTAATATGGTCTTGTAGAGAAGACCCAGCGGCTTGATAACCATGAACAAGCACACCCTGTTTTTTGTCTTCATCTAACTCAATAATGCTCATTGCAAAATAGTCAGCACTTTTAGATGAACTAAAGTTTGGGTCAATAGACAATATATATTTTTTATCACTGTCTCCGACTACTTTTGTAGTCGGGTATTCACCGTCTGGAATAGTGCATACGTGCATTTTCTTGGGGGAGAAGTAGCTGTCTCCACCGTCAATAAAACGCGCGCAATATTCACGAAGAAATGAGTGGTGAGAACTACCGCCACTTTGAGCGACCTGAATTGCCCCTTGATCTATCATATGCGGAGGTAGGGCCTCATAACTTAATTGTGAAATAAAATAAGTTCCAGGGAGTTCGCCTTCTTTAGAGTCTTGTTCCCCAGGGTTCTCTACGAGGTGCGACCATTGCTCATGGACGCGAAATAAATGTTCGAAAGTATAACTAGCAGAACTCAAACATAACATTTGAGATGTATTTTCAAATATATGTATATTATCAGGATGTAATAATCCTTTTTTCATTAATTCATCTTCTAATTTTCTAATACGAATACGTTCCCCGACGTCTCTTG